TGTGCGGAACTCGTATAATATTAAGTATAAGCAAGACGACCACTTGCAACAAAGGAGAAGCATCATGCAACACTATTCAAAGTTCAACAAAGAACGGCTAGACTTCGACATTAGGACACAGGTCAAAGGCAAGGGCAAGACGCGCAAGACCGTCACGAAATGTTACAATGTATTTACCTTCGACACTGAGGCATCTAGTTATTTCATCCCGCTGAAAGGCACTGTAAAAATCAACAACAAGAAAAAACAGCCTGTATATGCACAAGGTCATTCGTTCGACTATAAAAAGAGTGACAAGTATTACAAGACCTGTAAAAAAGTAGGCGTATGCTATATATGGATGATGAAGGTACTCGATGAGGTATACTATGGTAGGGAACTTGATGAGTTGAAAGAGTTCATGACTACCCTGCACAGCATACTTGGAAAAGATACTCAGTGGCTCGTATTCGTGCAAAATCTTCCGTACGATTGGCAGTACATTATAAATGTCATCAAGTTCGATGATGTGTTTGCACGAGAAGACAGAAAGGCGATGTACGCCAAAAGCAGTGACTATCAAGTTGAGTTCCGAGATGCTTACATCTTAAACATGATGGCACTTGAAATGGTAGGCGAGAAGTTCAACCTCGAGCACAAAAAGCAGGTCGGGAAATTGGACTACAACCTCGCACGGTTGCCGATTACACCGCTCTCAAAAGACGAACTCTGCTACTGTGAATATGATTGCCTTGTGCTCGGTGACTACATCGAGATGAAAGCAAAAGAGTACGGTACTATATGGGACATTCCTTTGACACAGACAGGCGAGGTCCGCAGAGCTCTTAAAAATGAGATTACCAAAAACAAGCGCAACGAATACATGGCGCTCAAAAATTGGTACGCCTATATAGGCAATATGAGCGAGACAGATATTGAGAAATATCGGGAACTTGTGTTATGCTATCAAGGCGGATACACACACGGCAACATGGCGCTCAAGGGTATGATGTTGAAGAATGTCGATAGTCATGATTTCAAGTCGTCTTACCCGGCAGTCATGGTTATGGAAAGATTCCCCTGCAGTCGTTTTTATGAGGTTGAAGAATACGATATTTTATGGGATGACGATTGGTGGAAAGAAAACACCGAAAAGTATGCGTACAAGATTCATGTGCGGCTACACAACATTCGTAGTGCCTTATTGAATACTTATCTAAGTGCGAGCAAAGCGCTCTCTATTGACACTGATACGCTAGTCGATGACAACGGTCGTGTGTATCAGGTTGGTGAGTATGAGTGTTGGTTAACAGACCCTGATTGGGACACCGTCAAAGAAGCTTATACTTTAAAGCCTGAGCAAGTTGAGGTATTGAACCTTCAGCGTGCCCGCAAGTCGTATCTTCCAAAAGAGATTATTCGTCTTCTCGAAAAGCTGTTCATTGAGAAGGAAGAGCTCGGACATAAAATCAAAGAAATCAAGGCTATCAAAGCGGCGCGTTCTCTTACCCATGAGGAAGAGGAAGAGCTTGCAGTTGATGAAGCAAGCCGAATCGGTGTCAAGCAGAAAATCAATGGTCTGTATGGCTGTTGTGTTACCAAGTATGTCACCGACCCTGTTGAATACGACATCGACAAAGACCCTGACAACTATCCTTCCGGTTGGATTCCTTACAAGAATCGCAAAGATGACATGTCTCTCACTGATGATGAATGGTTCAACATGCAGCGTATTGACATGCAGTCAAAGCTGACCGAGACGAATCAACACTCTCTGTTGAATTTTGCGTGGGGTGTATGGGTCTCAGCATATGCACGGCGCAACTTATGGCGTGCCATCATCGCACTTGATGAAGGAATCATCTACTGTGATACAGACAGTATCAAAACTGCAGAGTTTATACAAAGCAAGGTCTTTGCTTATGTTGAGGCATACAACAAAGAAGTTGACACCAAAATCAAAAAAGCATGCGAGCGACATAAAATCGACCCTAAAGCTTTTGAGGGTTTGGGTCATTTCGACTATGAGGGTCGATATGACAAGTTCATCACATGGGGTGCCAAAAAATATGCAGTAACCAAAGATGGCGAACTTGAAATCACGGTATCCGGTGTAAACAAGCATAAAGCCGTCTGGAACGCAAAGCGTGAGCAACGCGAGGGAATTGAAAACAAGTACGATGCTATTGAGAGCATTGAAGAGTTTAAGATTTCCAAAGTATGGGGATACCATACGAGTGGGCGTCTCATCCGGTACTATTGTGATGAGCAAGAGCCTGAAAACCTCAGTGATTATCTCGGCAACACTCAGACCATAAATCAGAAACACGCAACGGTTTTGCAACCCACCTCGTATCGTCTCGATGGCAAGGGTGAAGATGATTACAAGAATCGGATACTTTGTGCCGAGTGCCTGTGTGCAGAATATTAAAGAAAAACTATTGACATCTATTGCGAAACAGATATAATATAGATAACGGCTATTGGAGCAGATACTTCTTAGATAATTGATTATTACCCCGATACTGCTTCAGCTCTCCGTTATCGATATTACGGCGACCATAAAGGAGAAACGACCATGACAGAGCAGGAATACAAGTTGTTAGCAAAGCGCACGAATCAGCGCTTAGTTACGGCATTAAACATCGGCACCCTGAACATTGAGGGTCTGCATATTCAGCAGGAACTACAGAGATTAGGGTACACGCGCTTCCCGGAGCGCTTGTCTCGTGTACCGTCTGGAAAACTCAAAGAGACGATTGCTGTGCTCCAGAAATACGACACAGTGAAGAAGTTCTATGGCGATGCTGTACGCGGCAAAGTAAAGGCATCCGAGAAGAAGGGTCGTCAAAGTCGTGACCGATACGAACAGATGTATATTGACATGGTTCGTAAAGTCAACCGCCGTATGCGGGAGATGGAACGAGACGGATTGGGATATACTGACGATGGTGAAGCACCGATTGCCATTCTGAAACTTCTCTACGATTCCCTCCAGACGCAAGGAATCCAAGGAAAGTCATTTCCTGTCAATCCTACGGAACTTCCGCCGTCTGCTGATATTAGTGAAATCGTAAAGGATTTTGCGGTATTCATGAACAGCGAACTTACAACAAAGAAGAGCCGTAGGGAATATGAGAAAGCTGCCGAAGGTGCATTCATGGACAGTGGTATGCCGGGTCATGATTACTTCTCTTCTATTGAACCCCTGAGCAAAAAGCAAAAGCTTGTACTTGCATATTGGGTCTCGGTGTACGGCAACTTACGGAACCACGCCTTCCTTGTAAGTGACCAAATTGTCGAAGCTGTTGTTATACTGGATAATGCGAAAAAACTGAAGGCTGGCATGGGTGCAGTTCGTGACATTCAGCGAATCGTGACAGCATACGAGAAAAACCCTGAAGGTTCCCGTTCGTTTATCGGATATCTGAATCGTGCTCTCACAGGGCAGTTGAAGTATTTTAGATTGTAAAGGTAGATATAACGATGAAATACAAGATGCAAGCATAAAGGAGAAACGACCATGATTAAAAAGACCACACATAAAGGACGTACACTCGAAAAACTCTTTTATGAGGTTTTCGCTGATGGAAAATATAGTGAATTTTATCATGCACTGATATTCACGGTGGAAGGTAAAGAGGTCGTAATAAGCAGTACCATCGATGATATAAGACCTCAGCTTAATTGGCTACATGAAAGAGGCTCATTCCATCGCGTAGATTCCCTCGAGATTATTGGTATCGCGGACATTGATAAACTTAACAACTTTCTTGCCGCTTTAGGTCCTACTTTTGGGCAAGTAGAAGATAGAGACGGTAAAGCTGTATTAGTATACAGATAGGAGAAAGCACCCCTCTGCGAGGGGTGCTTTCTTGTTGTGTTATTCCCCAATCGTCGGGTCAGGTAACGGAATGTCCGTAGGCTCGCGCAGTACTTCGGATGTCTGCGGCGCACTTGTCACAACATAGAATTCCGTACCAACAAAGCGATAATAGCTTGAGCTCAAGGATGTATAGCTTTCAATAGTAACAGTTGTGCCATCAAATATCACGCCTGTCACAAAAATACTATTCCGCAAGTTCAAAACGCTAGTAGGCAGTGCTGCAACTACCCTGTGACCATAGTCAATCGGATTATTGTCAGGCAGAGTGAACGACACAGTCATTGAATTATAGGAAGTGCTAAAATAACCTACCATCTTGAGGTGTGTGTTATCTGCTTTATCGTAAAAAAGATGCACCTCGCCGGTTGTATTGGCATCATTTGTTAGTGCAACTTCCACCCATTCGACACCGCCGCCACCTGAGCCCCCGCCCGTTTCGGGGGTCTTCCACTCTACCGCGGTTCCATCAGGTGCAATAGTAGGAACCTGGCCTGCTGTACCACCGGCAGGCAATACGCGCAGAGCGTTTACAACCTCTGTCGTATGTTGATTGACCTCGTTGACAGTGGTAGTTTTGGTAGTCGATACGAGCGTATCGACATAAAGTTTATTTGTTGCATCGTTATCGTCGTTCGGGGTTTCCACATTGGTTTCTCCGAGAACGGTCAACCCCTCGAAATGGTTCGTACCTGTGAAGACATTGTTACCGGATGCAGTGACATCGCCACCTCCGCCACCGCCGCCGGGCGTACCGGGCTGACCCTGAGGGATACCAAAATCCATCATGTACAGGTCGCCACCAACACTTTCGAGCGTTACGGTAGGCTCAGCATTGGGGTCGAGTTTCGTTACAGTACCTACCTCAAAGGTAGGAGTTGCACCGTCTTTACCCGGTGTTCCTGCGGGGCCCTGCGGTCCCGTTTCGCCTGTAGCACCCCGCGGACCGGTGGGACCGGTAGGACCCGGGTCCCCCTTTACACCCGGCTTACCCTGAGGACCGGTTGCACCCTGAGGTCCCTTGATGTTTTGGCTTGCGGGTGCCGTAGTGCTGCTACTGCGTGCCCATGAGATGACACCTGCCGTGGACACTGTAGGTGTCCACAAAAGGTCGCTAGTACCACCGCCACCGGACTGGTCTACCCATTCATATCCGGAACCGTTTTCCTTAGGAGTAGGAACCTGACCATGTGAACCACCTGCAGGGAGTTCGCGGACATTCTTGATAGCTGTAAGCAGTTCGTTAAATTTATCACAAACCTGCTTCAGCCATTCAATGACAGTAGGACCCCCCTCGTAGGGATTAAACGGTTTCGGCCACATCATTAGTGTCACTCCATTCTACATAATCGGTGTTGTTTTTATCGTAATAGGGTCCCTCGCCGGGGGTGTCGAAATTCGGCCAGGGGACAGGCGGGCGGATGTTGCGGGGGACTTTGCAGGGTTCGACATTGACTTCCATACACATCACCTCACGAGAAGTTACCGTACCAGAGTTGCTTGATAGCAGGGTCTGTCACAATCATCTGATTCAGATTCTCGATGACAGAGCGGTACTTTTCAAGCAGTTCGAATTTTGCCACGCTACTACCGGAACGGGTGACAGTGCTTGTACCATTTGCGGTACTTGTGTCGGTATGAGAATCCGTATGGCTACTCTCACCGTTGTTTACGGTGTCGGTGGTTTCGTTGTGCTGGTTAGTGGTTTCATCTATGCTCTCCCGGCTGTTCCCACTCTCAGCATAGTTGTCATCCATGCCGCCGGTATCCTCACTGGAGCCGTTATTAGAGCCGCCACTGACAGGTATCTCGTAATGCTTGTCGTATCCGCTCTCATTCCGACTATCAGTGCTACTGCCGGTACGCACATCATTCACAGTGTTTTTGTTCGTAGTGCTACCGTTGCTACTGCCTGTACGCTCATCGACATTTTTGGTAATTGTCTCGGCTGTTTCAGTATAACTCTGAAGCGGGTCGGCACCGATGTCGAGTGCATTGATGCTACGGCGCATATTGTAATATGGCATGATACGCCGCAATGCAAAATCTACCTGCTGAGACATCTCATCGGGGGACTGAAAACCAATCTCACGCAACCAGTAATATTGCAGGAATGCGTCATTGATTTCTTTGCGCACGCTCTCGGAAGGTGCAGGATATTTACTGAGAGCCTTGCCCTCGAAATCGTACCCACTTGCAATAAGGTCACACAGTCGTACTGTCGCTATCGCCATCGTCTTTCACCTCTTCCGTCTCTGTATCCTGTTCGGTATAGTCTTCTTCGATGCCATTACCAAGACCGGCACTACCGCCAATCCAGTTTACTTCAATCTGGGGATGCCCCATGCTTGCGAGTTTATCGAATGCATCTTGACGGGCTTTGATGACAGCACGGGCTTTCATACTGAGCTGTTCGTTGTTTGCATTCACTTCATCATCAGTAAGGCGTTCGGCCTTAAACACATTCGCATTGTTGATGCCGAGATATGTAAGCAACTCCGCCCACTCTTTATCGAGCTCGGTGGAAAAGCTTGCAATGTTATTGACGCACTCTGTGCGCAGGGCTTCGATTTTGTTTCCGGTGTCGGTATCATCGGCCACGAAAATATACTTCGTACCAGTGTCAATCTGTTGCACACGGTTCTGGAGCGTCAGCTGCTGACCGGGCGTACCCGTGATGATGAGCGGTACTGCAAGTGAAGATACATTGACATTTCGAGCAGTATGCAGGTCGCACATGTCATTCACGATATGCTCACACATACGGGCAGGATTGACATAGCTTGCATTTATACCGGGGCGGTTATTTGCAGAACTATCGTACACGATGACTGCATTGTCGGTACTGAGCTCAACCTGAGGGGACCCGTTTACAGGCTGTGTAAACCATGTAGTAGGGTTTCCGTAGATGTCCCATGTACCGCGCGGAAGGACATCGCCACAACGATAACTCTGGAGAATAGGGTCATACCAGACAGTAGCCGACCCACGGAAGAAGATGCAACGCTCCAGATAAGAGGGGTCAAAGAAGTCGAGGCAACCTGCATCGACATCCTCACAGGTGTACTCCAGACGATTTACAAAAGCCTCGAGGGCCCGGGTCATGTAGTATTCTTTTGTCTCCTGACGCTCGCAAAGTGCCTGTGCGTAATACTCCGCGTTCTTTTTTCGACCCATTTTATCACTCCTTTATCGTGTTTTTCGGACCGTAGTCCATCCATGCCGCAGGGTCGTGCCAGATTCGCAGACCTGCGTCAAGCTGTGCATTTATCACACTCTTTGCCTCGGTAGGCAAATCGCCGAGAATGTTTGCACCCTGTGTCCAGATGAAATTGAATCGTGTACGGGTATTCAGTTCGGGTTTCTTGATATCATTGATTGCATAGCCATAGGCTGTGAAATAATTATCAATGATTTTGGCAAAGTACGGGCGAACCTGCATCCGGTATTCGGTAAAGGTAAGGCGACCAATAGCGAACTGGATATTACTGTCAGCGACACCTTGTACGATGTTGGGGATGCGAGCCCTGTCGGTTTGTTTGGCTATCGTATTCGCTACATCAAGAGCCGTATTCGCAATACCTGCAATACCACTAGCAATGCCTGTAGCCATCGTAACAACATTCTGCCCGATTGATGCCGCTGTATTTACGACATTTTTTACGCCTTGTACCTTGTAACTACTCTGATTCGCAAAATAGTCAGCACGCATCTCATTGTATGAGAAAGAACACTGCGGATATGCATTCAAATCCATAGCATACATAGGATTCTCAGCGCGTTCGGGGGCTTTATAGCTGTAAGGGATTAGACGACAAGAGGGGTTTGTTGACAACTGAGAGTATAGGCGAAAAGTAGGCGTACCGGGTGTATCACCATCAATACTGTCGCCTTTGAAATACTCATATCCAAGAGTCTGCTGTGTACCTGCCCCGTTATCAATTACAATGTAATTGAACTGCTCTGTATAGAGCTTGTTGTTTTTAGGAACATAACCGCCAAAAGATGTAGGGGATTTTTTTCCGACGATTTTATTAGTACGGGGATTTGCTGTATTGTTCGGCTGTACACCGCTTGCGGGTGTCATAAATTTAGGAACCATACGCAAAATCTGTACAGACTGAATCATGACACCATCTACGAGATTCTGCATATACAGATTGACAGCCTGTACACTTGCGTCAAGTTCTTCCTGTGTCGAATCCTTCTTAATCTCAAAAGAGATGAATGCACAAGCCTGATAGATACCCTGCTGCATCCTACCACCTGCAAATACAGGGGCGATGTTATCGAGTTTGTATGTAAGTTTACTAACACCGTCAGCAATAGCATCGATGATGTAACTACTGGCATCATCCCCGCTAGTGCTCTGTGTCTTAGGGTTGTAAGTATATACAATCAAAACACATGGTGTGCTATCCCATCCGGAAAGAGTAATAATGTCCGTACCGACTTTGTATCGCTCTTCCTCCTTGTCATCCTCCGAAATCACGAACTCGCCTGTTTCGATGTTCTCTTCCACGGTGTTTGCACCAATAGAATCATCCTTGACAGTTTCACGGCGGACCATTGTCTCTGGGAATACGCAACTCCAGTGCCATGTCTGCCACTGGTCAATTTCAAAAGGTACGGTAACGGCAGAACCCGCCGCGGGACGCGGGGTGCCAATATACGCGTAGAACCATTTGCCTGAGAACTGAGGGTTGCGCCACATCATGTAATTGCAGTTATAGTAGTCATCGAGAGTAGAACCCTGTGCAAGGGGTACGGTGACTTCCCATGTATCGCCATCATTATTGATGGCACGACAGTTCTCAAAATGGAACTTTGCCTTTGAAAGAAAATAATCAACCTCGGCTTGCTCGGTAGAGAGCCAAAGCACATTATTCATCTGATAGTCAACATTTGCATTCTGCAAAAAGTAGACTTCAGAAAGGGGTTTCGTGAGCGGCATATTTCACCTCATACAAAAATAGCGGGGGCGGTTGCCCCCGCCTGATACTCATGCGGCCATGATGGTTACTACCTTGCTATCGGTCTTTTCGCTGTCCTGAACGCTCGTGGCGGTGACCTTGATGGTACTTGCCGTCTCGGCAGGGTCAACATACAGGATACCGGAAGGGCTGATGAAGGTTTTCTTGCTCTGATTTCCCTCAATCTTCCAATTGAGTTTAGAGCTCCAGCCGCCCTTCTCGCTGCCGTGGGTGACCTTGGCTTTGATGGTAGTGTTCTGACCCTTTGCGGCACTCTGACCCTCATCGATAGCAACTGCCTTGATGGTTTTCATAGTGTCAACAAGTTCGACACAGTTTGCCATCAGAGAGAAGCTCATGATAGCATCCGTAAAGTAGAAGTAGTTCCAGACACGCTTTGCGGCGTTGTAGCTGTTGGTCAGCTGACGGTCCTTGATAAAGCACTTGAACCACTCTTCGTCACACAGGAAACCGATGGAGCCATCATTCTCCGCGCCACCATAGCCCGGAACCTGAATGACACGACCCATGAAGGTTGCCTTGTCCATGTTGAAGGATGCGGCAAGGACGCCTACATCCTGAGAAGCCAGGTACTCGGGGGTCAGGAAAACGAGGATGTTGTCGAGGTTCGTCAGGGTAGAAACGCCCATGAAGTTGTAGTCACGGGATGCCGCCACCGACAGACGACCTGCAATGGCCTTTTCCTGCTTGACGTTGTAGGCGAGGGCACGCTCATCGATGTAGGTCTTGCCAGCCTCGGTAGTCTCCAGGTCACTGTTGACAAGCAGAGGATATGCAAAACCACCGGTGTGCGCAATGGCGAGCAGGTTCTCTGAGCCCTTGCACTCTGCACCAATCATAGAGGTGTACAGGGTGCGGATGACCTGAGAAATCATGTCATTGACGCCTTCCCACGAGGTAAAGGAGCGGCGAATCAGGTTGTCGGGGATAGAGACCTTGACACGCTTCTGGAAGTTGATACTGTGATAGCAGGTGTAGACACGAGACGGTTCGACACCGAACTGGTCGTCATAATCGGCGGTATCACATGCATGCCAGTCAGAAACATTCAGGGCATCCGCGTAAATCTCCTGAATCGTATAACCATACTCGCCCATGTCACGGTATGTCAGGGCGTAGGGATTCTTGTCCTCCGCGTGACGGATAGAACCGGTCACGACCGCATTCAGAACAGCGTGCATGTACTCGTTGAACTGAGGGTCGTAACGCATGATAGCTTTGCCGAACTCCTGAGAGTTTTCGGTGGTAGGCTCCGGAATCAGTGCCGTGAGGGCAAGAGGCATATTGCTATATGCTGCCTTGGCTCGGGCGAGACCCTGAGCGGCGGACTTGGATAGTGCCATTTAATCACCTTCCTTAAAGTGTTTCATAGATATCGACTTCATCTTCATCGATGTCGGTGTCGGTGTCGGTCTCGGTGTTATCGGCGGTAGTCGTTTCATCGACCACCTTGTCTTCCTTAATGACATCTTCGACATCGTCAGACGGCTCACGCCCCATGATGATAGCCTTGTATGCATCTTTCACCTTGTCATACTGGTCCTTTGCCACGACCTCGCCCTCCGGAATCCCCTCAGGAATATCCGTCAGCTTTGCCCGCAGAGATGCAATGAACGAACCAGCATTCGTAAGAGCCTCACCGTCAAGACCTGCCATGTAGGTCTCGAAATCGGTTTCAATCTCTTTCAGACGGTTTATAACATCTTCACGCGTCATATCACACCTCCTTTGCTTTGTATAAGCCTGCATCGGTAATTTTGAGCGTCTTGCATAGTGCATAGATGCTCATCGCATCACCGGCAGACACAGGCCCAATCGTAAGGACCTGCATTCTCTTTGTGTCTCTTGTGATGCTCGTGTACTTTCCGAGATGCACCGCCACGATGTCGCTTGCACATGAGAAGTCATCATCGAGCCAATTCAGGGGGTTGTTTCGGATGCCGTTATACACAACCTCAAAATGCAGATGCGCCCCAAAAGAGTTCCCTGTATTACCAGAATACCCAATAAGGTCGCCTTCGTTGACCCATTGACCGAGACGCACGACTGTACTCTTCAGATGAGCATAGCGCGTATGCAGAGTCTTTCCCTTGTAAGCGTCGTGCTTGATGTACACCATGTTTCCATAGCTCTGCATGCCCGTCTTTGTCTTGCCGTCCCATTTCTGAACAGTGACAACCTTGCCACTCTCAGCGGCATACACCGGAGTGCCGGGAGAACAACGCAAATCAATAGCTTTGTGAGAACTACCGTCATTGTATGTCCATCCAGCTGTAATCACATGCAAGACAAGAGGCCAGAAAAGCACGACCTCTCCGTCACTTCTTCGCATTGTCATTTCCTTTCAGCTTGTCAAGATACGGCTTGAAAAGCGCACACAGTTGCGGGTTTACAGCGCAGATATTTTCGAGAATACTGATAATTTCCATAATACAGATATACACGCTAGTGCCCGCAACCGCCGGGACATTAACCCCGACATGTACATACACAATCGCATACTCGATGAAATAGGCAACGAACAGCGCAACTACTTCCATCGATTTATGAAACCCGCCCTCTCGCATCGCAGTAGAATTATAATCGCCGTTGTAAGCGGCTTTAATAAGTCCGGTGATGATATCGAACGCAATGAAACCAAAAACGATAAGTACCGTCATATTACACCTCCTCTCTGTTTTCATATTACCACTTTGTTATTTTTTTGTCAATACCTCTTTGATAATTTTTTCACAACCTCAAAGGAAGATGACCGGTACGAGATAAAAAGAAAAGGATTGGGATTATATCACCCTCAATACCTGCAGGGTCGGTGTTTAATGCATTTGGCGTCCATTCCAGAATACCAAACGAACCCCATTGCAAGCCACTTGCCGTATCAATATCATTGAAGAACGCCGGGGGATGTTTTTCTCTCTCGCTGTCGCTCTCTTTTCGAAAACGGGCGATGCTACTCACGATACCATTCCAAACCAAGACAGTAGATACGGGGTTCTCATTGATGTAGACATAAAGTCCACCAACAAGATTCTCTTCTATTTTGTATTGCTTAACAATATCAATACCATGCAACTTGTCCAAAAGCAGAATGTGCGCAATGTCTGTACTTGCATCAGTATCCTCAATATATAAGGTCTCGGGTGAGACAAAAAGTGCATTCTTGTTGATGTCTTCACTGAAGTTACGAAAAGTGTACGGTACAAAATTGAAACCAAAATCCTCAGGACCTTTCATGTCCCATACTGAACCTGTGTAAACACTATTATTGCACACCCATCCCACAGTATATAGGTCCTGATTCGTGTACCATTTAAGGTCAAACTCAGGAAAATAGGGGGCAAAAGTCATAAGGCTTTCACGCCGTATGAAGGCGGGTATACTGTCATCTTTTTCCACCCAAACAGAGACTGATTGCGGTGCTGTTTTTGGAATTGAAGGGTTTCCGTATTTCGTGTAATGGATAGCTATATCTTCTTGCACGGGCTTCTTTGAATGATATGCAGACCCTGCCGTGTAAGTGCCAAAAATGAACTGGAATGATGCGTCTGTATCCTGTACAGTTTTTGTTTTCAACTGCGAGGATGACCATTTGTCAAATACAAGATATTTCGTGATATTAGGTCCATCAGGCAGCATATCGCTGCCGCGTTCGCGGACATAAGCAAATATGTTTCGGTCACTTGTCGTGGTTGCCGTAAGTCGATGATAACAAATGAGCGTCTGCTTGCTAGATGCAATAGCCGTACCTGTTATATTGACGACACCACCTGTCGTGCCACTCGGAAAAATATCTGCTAAATGGTTTCCATAGATGGCAAGTGTAAACCCTGCACCTTGATAGGAGTAAATAGTACCAAGGTGACCAATGCAGCCACGCTTAGAGTTGCCATAACTGCCGCAAATCATGAACGGGTCGCCTTTTTTTAAAGGCGTGTCATAGTCTACGAGAGCCGTTGCTGAAGCTGCTGAGAATACGACTGCTTTCTCACCTGCATCGTCATACAGATAGTAGATGTTATCTTTCTCCCGCAAATCGCCATCAAACGGCATGTATAGTACAAAATTCTCAAACGGTATGACAGTAAAAGGACCCGCTGCATAGTCGGTGATACTCGGTATCTCCACGCCTTGATTGTATACACGCGCCCTTTTAATGCCATAGTCTAACATAGTACAAAACATCAGAAATTTCCTTTCATAACCGAAAAAAATGCCTGTTTCGCGATTTGAGACTCAAAGAATACATGTCCCTTGTCGAGGCGGTCTACTAAATTAGTACCTGCATAGCTTTTCAAAAAAGCACGGCGAGACATAGTGCCCTGTGCCTTGTCGATAGTAGTCATGTCGTAAATGAGCGCATCCTTGTTACCGACATTCTCAGAAAAAAATACATCATTACTATACTTGTCGTACCAAATACCGTAAAGACGCTCGTCAATAGACCAAATGGCACGTAATACACAATAACGACCCTTCTTGTGTATAAAGTTGTCATTATCGCGCAAAGACTTGTTGTACAGAGAAAAGTCGCCATACTCTGTACCGGCTGTCCACTTTCCAAACCATGACTGTTCGCGTTGCTGAATGAGTTTCTTGCTAGTCTCACACCATTCGATAGCAACACTGCGCTCGGGATTAGTCCACATCTTTTGCCCGGTTGCAAGATAGCCCTCATTCAAAAAATATGGATTGTACATGCTCACCGCGTTACTAAACGCCATGACACGTACTTTATCGTCATAACGACAAGCACTATCAACAGCGCCCATAAAGATGTTGTACTCATCGCGCAAGTACGCCGCCGCACCTGTTTTATGCGAGATAAACTCATCGAGAAGGATAGTGCCCAATCCTGCAAAGTCAATACCTGCACCGCGCACCTCTTCCAAACTCATCATGTACCCGGCTATCGTACCCTTGTAAAATATGGTACGATTCCGACCAACTTTCCAATTCTCACGAACCTCTGCAGGATGACGAGAAAAGAACTTTCCGGCTTCCATGATAGTCTCTGCCTTGCGACGTCGCATATACAAAAAACGGCGCACGACACCTGCATCAATTGCTTTCTCTACGAGTTTCGGGTCACCATTGCATTCTTCTTCGAATGGTACAGCAAATTGGTCCATACAATACTCACGACTGCCATATGTCTTACCAATACCACGCCCGCCACAACCGTACAAAACATGCATATGCGTTTCAAGAAGAGGGGCAATGTTCCAATATAGTTCGGTAGGCGGACGAACAAACTCGCCTTCGTCAGTGACTAGCCATTCGCCTGTTGTACCTGTTATTTTTTTCACATTCTCACCTCTAAGAAAAGCGCAGAGAGAAGGTATACCAACCTCACGGCGGCAAGCTTTCGCAAGTGGTTCTCCGCGCGCTTCATTCTCTCTACGCTATGGTACGCTATAGAGGACTCGAACCCCTATTGTCACGGTCCGTAGCCGTGCGCATTCTCCATTTATGCTAATAGCGTGTATTCATGTCTATAGTCATAGTGTAGCACATTGTTAAAT